GATTGCTCGTCTGCACCTGTAAGAACCATTTCAAGTACATCACTTAAAAAGTTTTGAATAAATTCCGGAGTATCACTACGTTTTAGATCCAAACCCATGGCCTTGATCTTGCCAGGCTTGCCATCTACATCGGTACGCTTGCCTTCTTTATCATAATAAAGAACAGCATAGCGTTTCTTAGTAATGAACAGGCTTTTACTGCCCACAATCTCTCGACCTGCTTTGATAACTTCTCCACGACTTTTTGGGCAATGGAAATAGTCCAACATAAACTGTGGGAATGTGGCGTTAACTTCTTCTCCAATCTGGTCATAAAGTTGAATTACGTTTTCTTTACTCCACGGAATAAGACCTTTATCGATATCTTTTTTCAGCGTAGTATATGCACTGAAATAACAAGAGTCAGTATCGCCATATATAATAGCTTTGCCACGATAGTCGTATTCGCCTGTAACAATCTCATTGACCTTGCCCGCCATGTGTCGAACAATTTGTCTACCTGTTAATGTAGTACTTTGTCCAATACGCTTATCAAAAAAGCGACAACCGCTGTTAAGAATGGCACCATACAAACTATTAAGGTTAATTTTTTTAACGAGCTGTCGCTTGTCCCAATATTCTTCTTCAACTTTATTTCCTGCTTTGATAGCATCCTTTAACTTGGCCTGCATCTCTTTACGTTCGCTGTACCAACGTTTTAGCAAGCCGGGAATAATACCTTCTTTTTCGTAAGTAAAGATAGTACCGTTAGCACTCAACATCCACGGCTGATTACTTTCGTAAATTAGTCTATATACTTCGGCAGCTGATACTATATCACTGTCTCCATTTTCCCAGTCAATGGTAATGTCAGTGCCAATCTCCTGTGCCATTACTGCTTCATATTCTAAACTACCAAACACACCTTCCCATGCAGCCGCAAACGATTTGCCTTTGGCCATTTGTGTTTCGATGTAGTCATCGGTTAAGGTCTGACGCAACTGTCCAACAATGGTTTCTGGACCCATGTTAAGCGCACGAATTGCCGACGGATATAGTGAGTTAATATCTAATGATCCAATCCAATCGTGAATGCCTTCTTTGGGATAAGCAACATACGCACCAGCGGCCGCAGTATTTTCTTCACGCTCACTCATCTTGGTACGATTAGGAACTTGAAATCCTCTGCGATGACTTTCGTTAATAATAGCCTGTTCAGTTACGGCTACAGCACCCATTGTGGTCTGCAGCAATACTGTGTTTTCATGTGCCAGTGTGTTGGCAAGATCCATGAACTTTAACTTCTTGTCAAGATCGTCAAGTAGTTTACAGTCATTGATGTTGTATTCAACAAATGTCTTAAAGTCATTGTTGTACAATTGGTCGAGAGTACCTTCGTATTGTGTTTTACGTTTACCTAACTCATACTCCGCAATGGCGTCAAGTCTATAACTGTGGCGTTCTTCATACGTATACTTACGGTACAGCTCGAGATAGTCTAAATGAACGCGACCAATGTAGTCATAGGTTACACTATCACGACCAAACTTTTCATATTCTCTACGCTTAGGCAGTTGGTTAAACAAGCAGAAACGTCTTGTATCTTCTTTGCTCAAGACTTTTGTAACACGATTAGTAGTGTAGGGAATATCAAAGCCTTCACTGTTCCAGCCACTAATAATATCTGCATCTTTAAGCAGATCCAGAAACATATCTAATAGGTCTGCTTCGTTATCAAACAAATATGTATTAGGAAATTCTTTAACCATTTCCTTAGCTTCTTCCATCTTAAGACCCTTAGGTGGAATAGCCAAACACACCATAGTTTCGAGCCACTGTAGGTAGACAGCAATCGCAGTAATTGGCATGAACGCATCGTCGGGCGATGCATAACCGCGTTCTGGATCAAAGTCTACCTCAATATCGAAAAACGCTACGTTTAGCTTGGGTGCGTCTTGATTGAGATAGTGTTCGCTTAGTGTTACAAAGATAGGATTGATATCTGATTCAAACAATTCCTTGCCACTGTTAATGGCTTGTTCTTTGCGTAGTTCTTTTGTGTTTTTACAAACAATACGGGTAAGTGGATCACCGTAGATTGATTGAAATTTGCCGCGTGGGTCTTTTACATAGAACGTGTGTTTGACAGGAATGTCACGGAATTCACGTTCACCTTTCTTATTGCGTTCAACCACTTTAACAATATCGTTCTCGCGGTCAAACCATGCATCTACATAGCTCATAATTACTCTCCTATGTCATTTGAGGCTGACAAATACCTTCATGCGGTTTTATGGCCCGCCGACCCTCTTAACAATATTTATTAGATACGCTTGGTGATATCCAAAATTGCTTCAATTTCTTCCCAATCAGCATTGTAATTTTGCCAGTCGCCTTTGTGTGCGATCTTAATAGCTCGGTTAATAACGCTGGGTTTAACTTGTAATTCTTCTGCAACTGCTTTGACAGTTTCTTTTAAGCCTTCTGATAAGTCTTCAATTTCACGTAGTACAGTACTACCTTCTGAAATTAAACGCTCGAGTTTTGCCTTTTCTTCTGGACCATATGAACGACCTGACATAAATTATCTCCTATATTGCCTATTATAAACTAATTATCTTAAAAACTCAACCTTAAGAGGTGGAAATGGCAGAAATTAATCTGCCATTATTTGATTAACCGCGGGCGATTCTTAACCAGCGAGCCAATTCATCTTCTGCACTTTCTTTAACTGGAGGTGTTACTCCGGTTTTATCAACTGTAGTTCCTGCTGGAACTTTTGGAACAGTTATAGTTTGAGTTGGAATCTTTGTTGAACCTGCTGGTGCAGCGGCTTGACCATCTGTTGGCTTACTTGTTGTAGTATCCTTAGCTGCAGATTGGCTTGCTACTGATTGTGTAGCTTTTTGTATTGCGGCATTTGCTGGTGCGATATGGCTTAATAATCCTTCATCCTCAGTTGCTCCTACACCTTGAATAATTTTTTGCATTTTAGCAATAATTTCTTTTTGTTCTGGAGTCAACTCGCCAGTTTTTGCTGGAGTATCGGTTGCTGGAGTATCGGTTGCTGGAGTATCGGTTGCTGGAGTATTACCACTACCCCCGCCACCGCCTGTTGTTGTATTCTCTGGAGATGCACCTGCACCGCCAAGAGCTGCTATACCACCAGCACCAAGAGCCGCGGCACCTAATGCTGTTTTACCTGGATTCATATGAATCTTTTGACCAAGTGTATTTGCCATGCCCTGAGCTTTAGTTACTTTTGCTGTATCTAAACCTAAGTTTTTAATTTGTGCTGGGCTTAATGCTTTTTTACCAGCAGCAGTCCTTGCCGCTTGCATAGCTGCAATTTCTTCAGCCGACTTAGCAGTACCTTGTTGCGCTTTTCCAGCTATACCGCCTGCAAAATTCTTTGCTACACCTTTAATACCCTTATAAGCATCGCCAGCCAATTCTCCCCAGTTGACTTCACTTAGAATAGTTTCGTCTGTAATTACTTCGCCTTGCTCGCCAACTACTGTACCATTTTCTAACAACCATACACGATAATCGGCATCTTCTTCTAAGCGCCACTGGCCGCTTTCAATCATTGCTAAACGGTCTGCAATTGCTTTGATATCTTCTGCCACAGTAGCTGGAGTTAACCCCATCTTAGCTAAGACAGCGCCGGTCTTTGGACCAATCTTGCCATCTGGAGTTAATCCGTTTGCTTTTTGGAATGCCATAACTTCTTGTGGAGTCTTTGGATACTTGCTTGGATCGTAGCCTAAAGTTTTGGTGTCTGATACATTTTTAAGTTTATCGACACCTGCTTGTGCAGCAAGGTTAGTACCAAGTGCGGTTGCACCACGTGCTACTTTAGCAGCTGTACTTGCACCTTTAATCAAGCCTCCAGCAATAGCGCCGCCAGGAACTGGTACCGCAATACTACCTGCTACGTTGCCTGCACCATACAACCATGGACTACGAGTTTCGGCTTCTTTACTTGCAGCAGTTTGTTTTGCTAATTCGTCTTTGTATGTTCCGCCACCAAATGCACTCTTAACACCGGCGGCAATGTTATCGCCTGTACCAAGTGTTACACCATTCCATGCACCGCGACCAAAATCGCCAGCATCTTTGCCCAATTGATCCATGCTATATTCGTCAAGTTGTTCACCTTCAAATTCATAACCAAAACTTTCAGTTAGTGATTGTGCAATACTTGAATTGTATTCCATACCTTCATTTTGAAAAGCAGTAACACCCATACCGCCCAATGCGCCACCTGCCAAACCGCCTAACGCTGCGCCGCGATATCCGCCAAATTTCTTGCCTAATGCAGCACCTGCCAATCCGCCTGCGGCAATACCAGCACCGATACCAGCTTTTTGTGCAAGAGTTTTTTCTTTTTCTTTTGGTGCAACTACTGGTGCAACTACTGGGCTTGGCATTGGGCCTTGACCTCCTCCCAATGATGCCAATAATTGGTCTCTTAATTTATCTAATTCAACCATGTTAGCATCTGTAGGATCTTTTCCAGGATCTGCTGGCTTAGCTGGATCTTTAACCGGAGCAACTGGTCCTGAAATAACTCTCTGTAATTCTGCTGGTTCAACTTTAGCATATTGTCCAGTTCCAAACAATTGTTTTACTTCGTGGGGGACAACTTTAAGTCCAGCAGCAGTTAACGCATCGACCATTGGTTTTTGATCAGGCTGGCTCATAAACTTTAATGGCATCATTTTAGGCTGTGGATCTCCGCTATCGCGTGATGCATCACCGTAATAGATAACACCAGTCTTAGGATCAATGGCATTGGCCAATCGAGGAATTTGATTCAAAGGAATACTTGCATATTTCTTAACTTGTTCAATAGCAGCTGATTTTGCATCATCCGCTTTAAATTTATCGTAAGCTGCACGTTGTGGATCTGCTGCCGGAGCATCTGCTTCTGCAATAGTATCAAGTTTAATCATTAAGTCGCGTATATTCATTTCTTTATTCCTGTAACTGAACATTTTGGCACAAGTTTTCCGTCTTTTGTCTGCATACCAGTTTGCACTTGCCCTGTTTTACATACACTGGTTTTTTTCTTTGGTTTAATTGGCTTAGGTAATTCGTTTTCATTTAACCAGCCGTTTTCTTTTCTTTCTTCAGGACTCATGTTGTCGATGATATTAATAAGATTTTGTTGTTGCTTGTGCAAAAAATCTATATCATTCCATTCTTCTTGAGACCAATGACGCGGACGAAATCCGTGTACGTCTTTATAAAAATCCCAGAGTTCTGTTTGTAAATCTTTTAAATCGTCGTGCTCTGAACTTTCGTTGGGCATCATACCAGGGCCACCAGGACCAGGTTTAAATCCCATGCTATGACCTGGGATTTCGTTTTCTTTAATTTTCTTTTTCTTCTTAGCAATGGCGATTGCGGCCTGCTGTGCTGGATTAGCAGCTTCTTTCATCATTACACGTTCAGCAATAAGTTGACTGTATTGTTTGATGAGTTGTTGCTTTTCTGATTTTTCTTCTGCAATCTCTTGTTCCACTTGGTGAAAGTATTTGCCAATCAGGGACGGTTTACGTTCTAAAACGGGAGCAGAGTCTGCTTGTTGATAGTGTTGCATGGCCATTTGTACTGGCAATGAAACTTTATGGGGAGTTTTATTTTCGTTTAAAACTTGTACGTTGGCATTCTTGTCTATGATAGACAGAAATTTAGCCATGCTATCAGCGCCTACTACAGGTTTAGTAGCAACTCCATCCATCGCCTGTA